TTTCACGCGAAAAGATATTCCGACTGGCGGAAGCTCGCAGGGTGCTGGACGGTGACACCGGGCTGGTAAAGCTCCGAGATGGCCGGCTTCAGGGCATTCAAGCGGATTTAATACGCGACCCAAGCAAGATTCCACGCGATGAGCAATGGATTAACGGCGTTTTGATTAATTCGTTTGGTCGTCCTTTGTCATACGGTATCCACAAGCGAAACGGATACAGTGGCACCGAGTTCACGCGGCGAGTCAATGCAACGAATTTAATTCACTATGGATTTTTTGAGCGGTACGCAGCGGATCAGGTTCGTGGCGTTTCCCCGCTGGTGTCAGCACTTAACCCGCTACGCGACGTGTATGAAAACTTTTCGTTAGCACTGGCGAAAGCTAAGGTTTCGCAGTTATTCGCAATGGCGTTTTATCGCGATTCACCGGACAGCGTGATGCCAGTCGAGGCAGACCCCGAACAGGGTTCACTGGATGCCGATGGCGATTCTATCGAAGAACCGCGAGGATTTCAGGCTTTTGTGAAGTCCGACACACGCTACATCGACTTAAACCCCGGCGAAAAAGCCGAGGTAATCGAAAGCAAGCAACCATCGACTGAGTTTCAAAACTTCACGCGGATGGTCACACAGGTGGCTTTGAAAAGTCTTGACCTCCCTTTCAGTTTCTACGACGAGTCGCACACGAACTTTTTCGGTTCGCGTTCTGCTTGGCTCCACTACGAAAGAAGCTGCAAAGACAAACGCGACGATCAGATCGAAATGCGTCGTAATTATACGCAGTGGAAACTACAAAACTGGATTGCTGGCGGTCGCTTGATTTTGCCTAGCAGCATGAGGCAATCCGACGTGCTGTTTGAGTGGGTGCCACGCGGGATGCCCTTCTGGGATCCATCGAAAGAAATCAAAGGTCACATTTCCGCAATCAAGGCCGGGCTAGACACGCCGCAGCGTATCTGCCGCTCAACGGGGACCGACTTTTATGACAACGTCGACGCGATTGGCAAGGCGTTGCAGTACGCGGAAGAAAAGAACGTGCCAGTCGAGTTCGCCATGCAAATGGAACAAGAAACACAAGCCGGAGGGGATGACGAATGACTCACCCAGAACTACCAGTCAAAGAAACATTGTTTCGAGGTTCAAGGGCGGCAGTTAGTGAACCTGTAAAGATATCGCGGACTGACGGAGATTATGGCGCAGGAATGTTGTCCGGCGTTTCGTTGATCGCATCTGGCGAAGCACTCGGACACGATATGTGGATCGACGCTGTAACACTCGAACAGGTCGCAGAATACGCCAACAAAGGCAACAACGGCATCAAGTCGCGTTTTACGCATCCGTCTATGTCAGCCGATGGAATGGGCAGACATCTAGGACGACTCAAAAACGTTCGCGTTGAAGATGACAAGGTAATCGGGGATTTGCATTTTGCACAATCGGCACATGCTACCCCTGAAGGCGACCTGGCCGAATACGTCATGAAGTTGGCCGAAGAAGATCCTGCGGCAGCTGGTCTGTCCATCGTGTTTGAACACGACCAAGAAGCAGAAAAAAAGTACGTCGAAAGCTTTACCGATGACAGCTTCGAGTCGCCAGACCCAAACAACGAAAAGAACTTACCGCACGTTCGGCTTGAAAAGCTCCGAGCAGCGGACATCGTGGACGAACCAGCAGCGAACCCTGACGGACTTTTCGATCGCCAGACGTTAGCCAGGGACGTTGACGAACTGCTGACCTATGCCGCAGGTCTTAGCAGCGACAAACCAAAAACGCTGGCTTTCGGTATCGACGCCGATCGAGCCGGCCAATTTTTACGCCGATGGCTCGAAGGTCATCAGTTATCCATTGTGTCACTTTCCGAGGAGATTCCCGCCATGTCGGAGAATACCGAAGTTTTGGAGACCGTCGCTTCGGACTCCTCACCCGCTGATTCATTTACCCGTGAAGAGTTTCAATTACAGCTTGCCGCTTACGTCGACCGATTCGGCGCAGAAAACGGTCTGAAATGGTTCAGCGAGGGTATCGACCTGGAAGATGCTTTCAGCTTGCAGTGTGAAAAGCTATCCCAGCAGGTTGAGCAGCTCAAGTCAGAACTCGGCGAAGCAAAAGAACTTCTTGAAGCGGCAGCAAGCGTCGGCGAGGAACCGATTGACGTCGGCGAACTCGCACACAACGACAAGAAAGGTCTTGCGTCATTTTTTGAGAACCAAAGCGATAACTAGAAACAAACTAAAAACAACCAACCAGATTCGAGGTATTACCGATGGCATCAACTCCATTACCAGTCAGTGAACTTGTCAAGATTAACGATCAAAACGTTGCAGACGTTGAGATCAGCGACCTACTACGTGACGCTCCCGTGCTGGCAGCATTGCCAGCCGTTGGTGCATCTAATGGAACGTTGCACAAATACAACAAGTTGACTACAGCACCGACCGTCGGCTTTCGATCATTGAACGATGGCCGAGACCATGATTTCACGGCACGCACCACCGTGACCGAGACCCTGCAAATCCTTGACGCTTCCTTTGATTTGGACGCGGCAATCTACAGCAGCGAAATCGCTGCGATGGAAGGACGCAGCCACCTGCAGAGCGCTTTCGCGAAAGCAGAAAAACAGATTTTCTACGGCACCACTGCAAACGGTGATGCAGCAGGTTTTAGCGGACTGCTCAACAGCGGCGACCTAAACGGCTTGTCCGATGAAATGGTTGTCAGTGCTGGTGGTTCAAGTGCTGGCGTTCAGTCGAGCGTTTACCTTTTACGGGCAACGCCAGACGCCACTGGAATCGTTTCGGTGTTTGGAAACGATGGCGATATTCAAATTGGCGCTGCCTATCAAAATATGATTGAAGGCACCAGCGGACGCTACGACGCCTACGTTGTTCCGATCGTCGCCTACATGGCCTTGCAACTTGGTAGCAAGTTCAGTGCAGCACGTATTTGTAACGTGGAAAGTGCTTTGACCGATGACAACCTCTATGAGGCTTTGGCGTTGTTCCCAAGTTCGCAGCAACCGACGCATATCTGCATGAATCGGCCAGCTCTCAAGCTATTGCGAGCAAGCCGCACCGCGACAAACGCAACCGGGGCACCTGCACCACGACCGACCGAGGTTGAAGGCATCCCGATCATTGCTACCGATCAAATCGTTAGCACCGAAGCGGTAGTTTCCTAATGGCTCTTCTCGATGACGCGCTCGCTGCACACGTTACGACGTTGAACGTGGCGGCTGGGGAAACAGTGACTTACAAGCGGGGATCGGACAGCGTTTCGATAACCGCAGTCGTTGGCCAGTCGCAGTTCGACGAAGTATCGGCAACCGGAGAGATTCGGCCATTGTCGAAAACCGTTGACTTTTTGGTGAAACCATCATCACTCAAGTTGAGCGGTGCGGCGGTGTTGCCGCAGCGAGGCGATCAAATCGAGAAAAGCGACGGAAGCATTTACGACGTATTGCCAGGAACCGAAGGGACTGCCTGGCAGTACAGCGACGGACGAAAAACATTCCTGCGAATCCACAGCGTGAAACGTGTCGCGAGCTAGTGACCTGCGTGATGCAGTGATAACCGAAATTGATACACGAATCGCCGGCCAAACCGTCGAGGCGTTTATTGTTCCGCACTACACACGCGAAGAATTAGCCGCAGGACCAAAGATCGCCGTTCGAGTCGCGGAAAGAGAAACAGAAGTTGACCAAGGACCGGAAAACCGGCTGGTGATTATTGAGGTCGGAGTCGTCGGCGTCACGCCAGCGTTGACCGGTGATGTCACGAGTGCGCACCGAGCGCAAGAAGTCGCAGCGTGCGACGTGTTTGATGGACTGATGGAAAGCATTATCGCGCTATGGTCGCCGGCTGGACCTCTGGCCAGCAGAACAGCGGGTCTTGCACAGCATCGGTTCGTCGGCATCGAGCAACCAATTTTATTTGATCCACAAAAACTTTATAGCGATGGTCTTTGGCTCTCGCTCATTCGTTTGACATATTTTGACTCGGTTGACGATTAGGAGTTAATCACATGGCCACAGATTTAGATCGCGGTGCGTATGCTGGCAAGGAAACAAAGTTCTACTACAACAGCGCAACCAATGCGTCACCAACTTGGGTAGAACTTAAACGCGCACGAAACATTCAACTTAACAGGGGTGCAGCAACTTCTGAGGTTCAGTTTCACGGATCCGATCAAACCAAAAACGTTCACGACTACGAAACCATTTCAGGTTCGTTCGAGTACGTGCGCAAGCTCGGAACCGACAGCGAGTTCACATTTTTGGAAACGACACGTGACGCCAAAAACATCATCGAGCTGATTCATCTTAACGGACCAGAAACCGTTACAGCTCCGGCAGTTGCCAGCAAAGGCTGGCGCGCACCGGTCATTCTTGGTGAATTTAGCGAATCAGCCAGCGGTGGCGATAGCGTCGTGGTCACGATTCCTTTCGTGCTTGCAGATGCTTACACGGGTGCAGGCGCGGAAGTAACAATTTCGTCTTACACCGGCACGGTGGCCTAATGAGTTCCGTTGTCACAAGAGGCGAACTAGCAGAACTAGCACGCAAATTGCCGAAGGGTGAAC